CCACATTCCAAGGATGGGAACAAATACAAGTAAAAACCCCATGACGCCAAGACACCAAGGGGTTTGCATCACATGTCTAACAAATAGTTGAACGTGTGTCATGATTGTTCGTGACCATGTTGTTCTGATTCTGGATGTGGTTGTTGCTCTGATTCAGGGTGATTTTGTTGTTCGTTCATCATCATTCGTTTTAAATATTTGTCACTATCAACTTGAGTTATAAGTGTCATACCAGACTTAATGAAGTCCTTGCTCTTGTCGGTGGGTGAGTTTGCCATCTGTTTGTCCGTTAGGGTAAACAGAACTTTTTACGGGGTTGCTATCCCGAATCACCTCAACACCTTGTGAGCAGTTCCATCACCATCATACTGATCGGTGTCATAATATCCACCCTTGGTTCCAAAGAACAAAGTTACGATCACAAATGGGACGCAAGAAAATAGTAAAAATTGTGCAAGTATCATGGGTTTTTGGGGTCAATTCCTAGTCTAATTAAGTATTCCATCCACCAGTCAGGATCTTTTTTAGTTCTCCATTTTGGTACTGGTTTGCCTTGTTCAGAGTAATACTCTTCTAGAGCATTATCGATAGTCTGTGCGATCTCCATACTCCTCTTCCTCTTCGTCAACGTCAGCATATGCGTTGTCCAAATAGGGTCCTCGTTTTCTGAAGGGTTCTTGGGCAACATACTTCTTCTCCTCGTTAACAGCGGACATCCAAACAGCAATCTTCATTACTATGTAGATGATTGCGAGAGGCGTAAAGCACGCGATGAGAATAAAAGACTCTTTCATTAGTATGCAGTGTGTAGTCCCCAGACTACTAGAAAGGTTATTAATGTATATACTAAAAGGAAAACACGCATAGTGTGACCCATTACATTCCTCCGTTTCTAAATCCGATTACATAACCAAGATAAACACCCGAAAGCCATGCAACAAATAACCATAATACACTCTCTATAAATTGAATAAATTCAACGGCTTCTGCATTACTCATGATCATCATACGTCATACGAGTATCAGAATCCCATTCGGGTTCGTACAGAGGACAGGGTTCTTCAAATAAGTGACCCATCCTTAACTGATGGATTCTTTCCCTTAACTGTTTGTAAAACTCTCTTTTTTGGTCGTCGTTCATTTGTCTTTTAAAAGGTCTTCGATCTGTTTACGTGCATCAGACATCTTTTCTTTTTCTCTTTCAGTATGTCTATAACCATATTTTCCATGGAAAATAAAATGACCTTGGATAAACATGGTTATAGCAAATAGTATCGCAGTAATAATTCCAATCCAATCTACAATGTGATTTGTAGCCATGGTAGTAGTGGAGGAATGACGCCAATAAGTCTTAAAAGTCCTTCTGCAAATAGAGCAAGAACTACCCAACCAACACAAAAACTAATTATCGATGCATTACGATTATGTTGTCGTATTGCATCGTCAATCATTTCCTGACACTCTTCTTTTGTCACATATCCGTCAGGTTTCAGTTCCGTCATCCTGTGTGTCATTTTGTGTTGGTTTTGCCAGCATTTTATCTAGCGGGTCTGGTCTACCGCCTACAATCGCACAGGCTCTTTGATAAAACAAATTGTCTGTGTTTCCAGATTCTTCAAATGTTGCCTTTACTCTCACCCAATTCTCGTAGGTGTATTTGTCCATTTGATAGGTATTTAATTGTACAAGCTAAATTGTAATTAGAGATTTCACACTGTCAACAAATGTGTTCATCTCGTTACATACATTAAGAAAATATAAAACGGAGAGTGGGGGAATCGAACCCCCAAGGGCTTTAACACCTCGACGCTTTTCAAGAGCGGTTCCGTCACCTATCGGATTGACTCTCCAAGTATTCCTTTTCATTCTGGTAGATTTGTTCTTCTCCAGTCCATAGTTTATATCCCTGCACTAAGTCAGGGATTAACCATTCATCGACTCGATAACAATATTTCCAATTAACGGGTTGGATGCAGTTCATTACAACTACATTCCAAAACGCTACCAGATGTATTATTAGTGTTTGCATTCCAATGACGGATTACTCCGCTGACAATAAAAGAATTAGTGACCATATAAGAAACGAATATAACAGTCCGTATGCCAGCCACGTAGTTGTCATAGGGTTCTGTTTTTTCATCAGAGAAACTCCCTAGTGAATACTTCCATATTTGAAAGAATTGTTTCATCGAACTTCAAAATCTAACTTACGAACCTTTCGTGAACGTCTTGCTTCTTGGTATGCAAGATCACTTTGGGAAAGAACATTTTTACTTTCATTCTTCTTGTGCGAGTCTAACATGACCACTTGATCTAAGTCAACTGCGCCAACTTTGTCATCCACAACCCTCATTTGATTAGGGCATCCACAGAACTGAACTTTACTACTACTTGTCAATTCTGTATTGCATTCTTTGCATCTTACTCTTAACATTTGTTTGTACCTGTATGGGAGATACTGGGATCGAACCAGTGACAACCTCGGTGTAAACGAGACACTCTACCGCTGAGCTAATCTCCCTGGAGCGGAATAGGGGATTTGAACCCCTGACATTCAGCTTGGAAGGCTGACGTTCTACCACTGAACTAATTCCGCATGTGATTATTATAACGTGAGACTATATTAGTGTCAACCCCAGTTGTACTCTTTCCACTCTGAGATTGTAGTCTTTTCTAAGTCTAACATGACTTTGCTGATTGGTGCTCTTGGCGTAGACTTTAAAACCAATCCAGCTTCTTTGAGAGTTTTACTACCTTTCTTTACATTACAGGATGAACATGCTGTTACAAGGTTTGTCCATGTATCATCGCCACCCTTGGACCTTGGTGTCACATGATCAATAGTGAGATCTTTCTTAGATCCACAATATTGGCATTCATAATTATCACGTTTGTAAATCAAATGTCGAGAGGGAAACATCTCTCCCAAACGTATGAAAGGTAGTCTCACGTAGTTAACGAGTCTAATGACTCTTTTTGAGATTAACTTAGCTTTGTCCTTGAATAGTAGAATGATCGCTCGTTTCCAATTGGTGAAGTGCAATGGTTCGTATGAACTGTTTAACACCAGTATGGTCGAATGGGGTTCTACTATCTGCATAGGAGGCTTGCCCAGTTTCTTCTATTTAGTGTCGATGAAAGGACTTGAACCTTCATGAGTTGCCTCACTGGAACCTAAACCCAGCGCGTATACCAATTCCGCCACATCGACTTGGGAATATCCCCCACTCGTCAGCGGGGGAGGCTCAAGAGGGATCCCACCTCTCTCTCACATGGGTTGGTTTTCCGATTCTTTTTTCTCTCGGAGATGTGAGCCAGGATGCATTCCAGTCCCTTACTCCCAAGGCTGGATTTGAACCAGCGACCAGCCGATTAACAGTCGGCGGCTCTGCCACTGAGCTACTTGGGATTGTCTTCTTCTTTCTTGAGTTTGAAGTATAGTTTGTAATACTTCTTTCTCAACTGATCGAAGATTGCATTGTCTTCTTCAAAACCAAGTCTCTTAGTGTGCGTATAGCAACCTTCTAATTCAGATATTAGAAGTAAGATGTCTACTGGTTTCATGGTAAAGAAGACAACGATTCAGGTAGGACTCGAACCTACGACCGACTGCTTAGAAGGCAGTTGCTCTATCCAGCTGAGCTACTGAACCAAGCGGTAGTTCCTATCGCCGCTAACCCTGAACTACCAAGGGGGTTACCGCAGTTGATCTCTCAACTTTTTAAGTATACCACCAGTGGTGAGGTCTGTCAACGACCAACACCCGATTGCCAACCACCTGGACCTTCCTGGAATGTCTCAGAACCACCAATAGGATCCCGTTGAATAGTGGTTTCACCACTACTCATAGACATCTGATACATCACTTCATGGATGTTCTCTGGTTCATTGGTCTGTTCCTCATAGTATTTCAAAGCTTCTGCTTTGAATGCCTCAGATTCTGCCTTGAACTCCTCTTGTTTCTCTGTAAGAGTAGGCGCAGGACCAAACCATGGATCGTCTTCAAGGTATGCGGGTGCAGGAACACCCGTCCAACTACCCTGTGCTTCTGGACTGAAAAACACATCTTCTAGTGTGTCACAGGGAACTGTTTCCCCATCAACGGCACATTCAATTTTTTCTTCTTCAAATTCCTTTGGAGAAAGGAGTTCTTTAATGGCGCGCAAAATCATGCTTCGAGTACCAACCTCTTAGTATAGTTATATGAGTAATTTCTCCTACTTCCTTCAATACCCCAACCCAACCAGTAATATGCTGGAACCATATACTGATCTACCGTTTTACCACTACCTTCAAACTCGGGAAGGTAACGTTGAAAAACATTTTCGTTAATCATATAACGAGTTTGTCCTTCTAGACTACTGGGGTCACATCCATAATTTTTACAGAACTTGCCCAGATTATTATAACGACCTACTGAGGTCCACTGAATAAGACCATACCCACCGCTATGACAATCCCCGTAAGGAACTCGAGCCCCTCCCTCGCATATGTTGGGAATGAACTTGCTTTCCTGTTTAATGTTACCCATGATCGTTGCAAGAGCATTACGATCGGTGATTCGGGTGTGTTCTTGGAGTTCTGATAAGACATACTGTTCTTCTGGTGTGCAATCAGGACATTTCCAAGAAGGTACTTTGAATTCTACCTTGGGGATTTCTACTGGTGGTGGGGGTGAAGTGGTGTTAGTGTTATGAATGATGAAAGCTGAAAGAACTCCAGTTCCACCAACAAAAGCGGCATTCATCCACATGTCAGATAAGTTCCTCAAATGATTCTTTGAATTCTTCATAAACAGCACAAGCGTTCAGATAGTCACCCATAGCCACTAGGTCATGGATGCGATCAATGATACTGTCCTTGAGAAGCTGAGTCTCATTCATCAGATCTTGTTCCATGAAAGTAGTCCTTCCTGTAGTAACGGCCGAGAACATTAGAATTGTAGAACCTCGGGACACCGTTGTCAAGCGATTCGGTCAGGACTCCCTGGACGAACAACTGACGGGTCTCCTCGTAGTTCACCTTTCCTAGTGTAGTATGTATACTCAGAATCTGGCGAGAAAAGTTCTGTTTTCCGTACTTCTTAATATCCTCTTTCAGTTCAGGGCAAGACCCGTAGTACTTCTTCCAATCGGACTCTGAAGTGACTCGGCGTTTACCACCTTTTGGTTTACGTTTCTGGACAAAATATTTTCTTCCGATATACTCTCTACCATTAAGTGAGTTCGTAATTTTATAAACAAACCCGTAGTTATCTCCAATATCTTCCGATAAAAACGCACGACCCTCGTACATCCAAGGGTTCTCATAATCAACCATATAGCTTTTTAAGTTTAGC